AGGAGGTAAAGAATGATCACATGATGCAAAATAACGGCGAATAAGTCAATAAAATAATTGACAAAATACAATAATATTACTATTATAGTCATATGATAACAAAGATAAAAACAATACTGAAGAAGGCGGGGCAATACCGACCAGCACGCTCCATATAAAATTATGATTCAATGGGATGAAGTAAAAAAAGAATATCTTGCTGGAATACTACCAAAAGAACTTTGCAAGAAGTTTGATTTAAACTATAACACCTTATCAAAAAGAATTACCCATGGGAAGTGGAAACATGAGAAAGATGAAATAACACGTAAAATAGGTGAAAAAGTAGTAAATTTAGAAGCGGTTGCAATTTATCAAATGAGGGAAAATGAGCGGAAGCACACTGATATTATAGTAAAAGCCATATTGACAAAACTTGTAGAAAAAGGAGAGATTAACCCGCTTTTAAGCTCTCAAGATGTAAAAAGCTTGTCAGGTGCATATAAAGACATTCAACTTATAAAATATAAATCCTACGGAATATCTGACAAAATAGAGGCTGATTTCACAACTGGAGGACAGCCATTACCCGTTATTATCAATGTTAATCCGGTTAAAAAGAAGTGACTGCTGCAGCACTGACTTTAAATATCCCGGCGGATTTACTGCCTGTTTATACTACAAAAAAAAGGTATATAAATATTTATGGAGGGCGGGGATCTGCTAAATCCTGGGGCATTGCTGATTTTCTTATTATTAAAGGTTATGAAAAGACTTTACGAATTTTATGCACAAGAGAGGTGCAAAACAGCATAAAAGATTCTGTTCATAAATTATTGTCTGATAGAATAGAGGCCTTGGGGCTGTCTTCTTTTTATAAAATAACCGATAAAAATATTAAAGGATTGAATGGTACAGAGTTCATTTTTAAAGGGCTGTACAGAAATGTAGTTGATATTAAAAGCACTGAGGGGATATCAATCTGCTGGTGTGAGGAGGCTCAAAGCATTTCAAGATATTCTCTTGATGTTCTTAAACCTACCATAAGAAAAGAAAACAGTCAGATAATATTTACATACAACCCTGATGATATTAGCGCCCCTATTCATACAGATTTTACATTAACAGAAAGAGAAGACACTTTAAAAATAAAAATGAACTATTCAGCAAACCCTTTCTTTCCAACAGTGCTTCAAAACGAAATGGAGTATGATAAAAGGGTTAATTATGAAAAGTATCTGCATGTTTGGGAAGGGGAATGCAGGTCAATTTCTGATGCTTGCGTTTTTAAAGGTAAATTCCAGGAGCAAACTTTTGATACTCCGGATGATGTGACTTTATATTACGGTGCAGATTGGGGTTTTTCAGTTGACCCTATTGCTCTTGTTAGATTTTTTATAATGGGTAACTTTCTTTATATAGACTATGAGGCCGGCGGAGTGGGTGTTGAAATACCGGACACACCTAAATTATTTGACCAAGTGCCAGGCTCAAGAGATTATTACATTACAGCAGATAGTGCAAGACCTGAACTGATTTCATATATGAATAGAAACGGATTTAGAATAAGGGCTGCTGTAAAAGGTAAAAATTCAGTAGAGGAAGGCATTGAGTTTTTAAAAGGTTTTGAAATGATTTATATACATACCAGATGTAAAAGAGTTTTAGACGAGTTTAAGTATTACAGCTATAAAGTTGACAAATTAACCGGTGATATATTGCCAGTTTTAGTCGATGCTAACAATCATTACATTGATAGTTTAAGATATGGATCTGAAAAAATAAGACGGGGCAATAAATATGCCACAGTAGCACGATATACCAAAAAGGGGTAAATACGATGACAGTTGAGTTAAGCAACAAAAGTATGATTACAGTAGACGGCACCGAAAAATTGACAATTGATGACATCAAATCAATCGTAAACAATTATATAGGCGGAGAAGAGCTTTTAAGGCTTCAGCAATACGATGATTACTATGAGTCTGATAATACCTTTATTAAGGGCAAAGTTGTTGATAAGCACGAACGTGACAAACTGCCTAATAATTATGTACCAACTGCCTACTATTCAACCGTTGTTGATACTATGGCCGGATACATGTTTGATGACATAAGCTATTTGCCAAAACAAGATATCGATAAAGAATATGCTCAAACATTGAATGATATTTTAAATGCTAATAATGCCGATGTAAAAGACATGCGGACAGGTGTTAAAGCGCTGGCATATAATAAAGGGATTGAGCTGGTTTATACTACAGGGACCATAGACCAGACTGATATTAAATTTACGGATATTGACCCCAGACAAATGATATTGATTTACAACATGGATATAGAGCCATCGATATTTTGCGGGATATGGGTAAGAATGTCAACGCATGAGGATTATAAATATAAAGTTGATGTCATTTATAAAGATGTGTGGCAATATTACAACATGAATGACCAGAAAGTTGTAGAAAGGGAAACAGAAAAAAAATTATATTTTAGCGAATGCCCGGTAATCGTTTATAACTCTAATGATATGTCATCTTATAGCTCATATAAAAAGATCATACCATACATAAACGCTCTTGATTATTTGATAACAGGCAATGCAAATGACATCGAAAAACTAACTGATGCTATTTTAGTATTGACTGGCATTATGTTAAAAGACGATGAGCTTGACCACATGGATGAAATAAAAGCAATCATGGGACTGGAACCAGAGGCAGCTGCTAAATATCTTACTAAAGACGCTGACCCCGCATTCAGGCAATATGCAACACAGCTTTTAATATATGAGATACATAAACACTCTCATGTTGTAGACTGGTACAATCCGGATGCAGGTCTGTCAGGTGAAATTTCTGCTAAAGCTATGATAACAAGACTTTTTGATATGGATATATCAAGCAATAGAATAGAAAAACCTTATAAGCTGGGATCTTATAAACGCATTAAATTGATAACTGAATTGATGTTTAAAAAAAGGATGCCAGTAGGCGAGATTGAAATTATCTATAAAAGAACTCTTCCAAACGATTTCCAAGATTTAGCGCCCATTCTAAATAATCTTACATTTATCAGCGAAGAAACTAAAATGGAAATGATAGGGGCTGATGTTGAAAAAGAAACTGAGCGAATGGGCAAACAGAAGACCGCCAACATGGAGCGCATCGCATTAAATATGACAGATGACGTTGATCCCGATTTAGACGATGAAGGCGATGAATAATGACATGGAAAAGTTTTAGTGATGAAGCATACAGATTAACAGAGGCAGAGATTGACGCTTTAATTCCTGAGATTACAGGCCAGTATAAAGCAGCCATTAAATCCATAAACGATAAGATAAAAAATGTTTATGCAGATATATTAAGCGGTGTAAAACCCGCCGATTATTATAACACGATGCTTAAATATGGTAGGTTGCAAAAACTACTTGATAATGTCACAAAAGATTACATGATTTTTTCTAAAAAGGCTGGAAAAATTATAGGGTCAACCGGTCAAATTGCAATGTCTAATAATTTTTATAGAACTCAATTCACATATCCCTGGTTGACTCCCAGTCTATCTTTTTCTTTGCTTCCTGCCGATCTCGTGCAGATGTCAGTTTATGGGTCAATAGAGGCATATAAAAGATATAAAAATTCAGTGCTTGAAAAGATTTTTGGGGCTGCTGAAAACTATATGCCAAAAGCTGGAACTCTTTCGGAATTTTTAGCATCGAATCGATTAAAAGAAATACAGAATATCAGCCGGTCAATCACTCAAGGGTTACTACAGGGCAACAGTTATACAAAAACGTCTCAAGTTATTAAGGATATTATAGGTCAATTTGTAAGGGGTGCAGATGGTACTATTAACGCAACTGGAGCAATGGCTAATTCAATCAGAATAGTAAGAACTGAAAGTACCAGAATATTAAATGAGGCCTCTCTTATAAATACTGAATATGCCCGGTCAGAAGGGATAGAGGTTGAAAGGCGATGGCTTGCAACCCTGGACGTAAGAACCCGCGCCACTCATGCAGCACTTGACAACAAACCTGAGGACTCCAAAGGATTTTTTCACATAGGCGGAGACCAGGCCAAAGGGCCGGGGGGTTTTAGTAAAGTTGGTAATAATGTAAGGTGTAGATGCAGCACCTACGAAAGTCTGAACGGTTCAGA